GGCATTGATTTTAGAATTGCATGGATTACATAGGCCTCGAATTCAGAATCATCTGTGCTTTGATACTTGTTTTTGGTTACTGATTTGCCAGATTTGTTTATGATTTCGGTGGATTTATTGTCAGATTGAAGATCATCGACTGATTCGATTTCTTCTTCGTTAATATCTATACTACCTATATCATCCAAAGATTCAGCATTTATTGAATCATCATTGTCTTCCTCATCATCGTCCTCATCATCGCTCTCATCAGAACTATCATAACACAGATCTGGGTCAGGTCTTAGAAGTTCCAGCATTTCGTCGTTTGTTAAGAGTGCATTCGAACCCTTTTCGCGGACTTCTATTGTGAAATAACCCTTATCATATCCTCCCCAGAACCAATTTGTAAATCTGTATGAGGAAATATCATCTGTAATATGGTATTTATATGTCTCTGGCACTGCGCGAAATGCCTGATAGAATTTCACAAAATGCGGACTATCAAATTGTTCATTAAGACTACTTGCTAGAAAACTCGATGCAATATCAACATAGGCTTGATTATTTGGATCATTCATAAAAGGGACGTCATATTGAGTCCAGAGATTTGCCATAGATGATTCTGGATAAACATCTCCATAACGAATTTGCTTATATGCATCTAAAAGATGAATTACCTTCTGATATGCAAGAACCTTTTCTCCAGAAATTGTTAGTTCAACTATATTTTTTATTCCATCGACAACTCTATATGATGACGATGGTGGTTTGCCGAAGTTTCGCTTCTGAAAACCTTTTGATTTTTCGAGACTCGAAATAATTGGCAAACAGTCATTAACATGTTTGAAATACGGTGTTATATCTTCAATAAATGGCAATATTTCTGCAGAAAATGCAGATCTAACTTCGAAGCGGAGCCTCGTATTTGACTTCTTTTTGGTCATCTTCTTATATTCTACCCGGAATTCAGTTATATAATAGTAACGCGTTAGATTCACGACGCGTAAAAATGTATCAATATATGAATTATATACATATAGACATAGTTATTAATGAGTAAGCAGCCAAATATGGCGGCAAATACCTTGAAACTTAAGAAATTCGACATGAAAAATATTCCAGAGGATGCAGTCTGTGTTTTTATAGGTCGTCGTAGAACTGGTAAATCAACTCTTGTTCGCGATTTGCTCTATCATCACCAGAAAATACCAGTAGGAACTGTTATTAGTGGCACAGAAGAATCGAATAGTTTCTATAGCACAATTGTTCCGCCACTTTTTATTCATGGCGAGTATAATCCAGTTATTATTGACAAGTATGTTAAACGTCAGAAGTTGGTTACAAGTCGTATTCAACAGCAAAATTCTGGTGGTTCAATTGATGCAAGAGGCCATCGTATTATAACGAATAATTCGATTGATCCTAGAAGCTTCTTAATTCTTGATGATTGTTTATATGATGATTCTTGGATTCATGATAAAAATATTCGTTATTTGTTCTTGAACGGTCGCCATCAGAAAGTGTTTTTCTTGATTACTATGCAATATCCTCTTGGTATACCTCCTATTTTGCGCACGAATGTTGATTATGCGTTTATTATGAGAGAGCCGTATGCGAGTAATCGTAAGAGAATTTACGAGAATTTTGGTTCAGTCTTTCCAACCTTTGAGTTTTTCTGCCAAATAATGGATCAGTGCACGCAGAATTATGAATGTCTTGTGATTACTAATAATACTCAGAGTAATAAGCTTGAAGATGCTATTTTCTGGTATAAGGCTGCCCTACACGGCGAATTTAGAATAGGTGATCCTCGTTTCTGGCAACATAATGCGACTTATTACCGCGACAAGGAGGAGGAAGATATTAATTTATATGATTCTAACCAAAAGAAGGGGATGAGAGGTCCTGTCATTGAGGTTAGAAAACTTGAGTAACTTCTTGGAGGTAATTTAGCGACATAAATATAGAATGGCTTTTGGTCCTATTGCTCTTGGTTTACTATTACTTATATTATCTGTATTTATTTCGATGAATCTTCAGGTTGCTGAAATGCCCACGATCTCTGGATTTGTTGGAGGAATGTTTGAACCTAAAAAAGAGGATTTGACAAATATTCAATGTGGCGTTGATATGCAGCCTTGCCCTAATGGCTTGCGCTGTATGAATGGATTCTGTCGTGGAGAGAGCATACCAGTTTTAAAAGGAACTGGTCTTAAAGTTGTTCCTTGATACTTCCCCGATGAACAGATATATTTCCGCATTATATTTAGAATAATATGCGTAAATCTATGAAGGGTATGACATCACTACTAGTTATCTTTGCGGCGGTTGTTGTTATCGGCATGCTCTTCTTTACAAAACAGAATGTTGTAAGTGGGTTTGCTAACATGGTTGCTACAAAGGCGGCTGCTCCTTCGGTGCCCAAGCCTATGCCTTCGGCGCCTAAGCCTAAGCCTATGCCTAAGCCTTCGATGCCTTCGGCGCCAAAGGCCGTTGCCGCCGCGCCTTTACGCCGCTAAATATTAGAAAGGATGGCCAAAGCTCGCAATTTATTAAGATTACTTATAATAATTATTGTAATTATACTTATAAGTATTCTTTATTATTTTTATTTACCTTATTCTTATTTTTCAACTATAAGTCATTTTACAGATGTTGCAGAATGTTCACTAGGTTTGAAACCTTGTGATGAAGGCTATTTTTGTAATGTTAATAAATGTCTACCAATTTCACCAAAACCGACAAATAATGTTAATTCTTTTTAATCTGAAGGAGGCGCAGGCCCAACCGCCATCTTGCGCTCCATCGCTAGATCAGCAGGGCCATCGAAAATGGCCTTGTTCGCATTTGATGCATCATCGGGGCCGAACATATTCGTAACACCCTTCTTATCACCCTGCTTGCGAAGTGTGGGGTGCTCGCTGTAAAACTTCTCGCGAGACTCCTCATTCGTCTTATAGCCCTTCATTAACTGGTTGAGCTGATCCTCGGCATACTCCTGCTCGCCAATATCCTTGGGGTTGGGATCCCAGGGGAGCCACTTGCCAATCTCACCCACAAAGATGTTGTGAATAGGATCGTTGCGCTGAAGCTTCTTTGATCTGGCCACGGCCTCCTCCTGTGATCCGAAAACGCCGCGAATCTTGAGGCCGCGCACTGTCGTCTTGAAATCATTCTTGGCATAGAACTTGTCCTCGAGCTCCTTTCCACGCTTGAACTCGAACTCGTCCCACGCCTCCTTGATCGTTGTAATAGAAATGCTCTTGGCATTCTCCTTTACAAAATCCTGATATGCAGTGAGAACAGACTCAACAGGAATCTTGCTCTTGCGAAGAAGTTCGGCCTCCTCTACAAGACCCTTTTCGGTGAGCTTCACAAACTGCTCGTCAAGGCGATCGTTAATTGTCTTTACTTGGCCAGCAAGAAACTTCTCAGTATTCTTTGTCTTCCAATCGACTTCATATGTCTTAAGGAACTCATCAAACATGAATAAATCCTTCCGAGCAAGAACTTTCTCAGGGCTCAAAAAGCTTAGGAGAACGAATCTCTGGCTTGGGATCTCAGGATCCTCTGTAAGGAAATCTTCAACATCACCACTAGACATTTTCTCTCTATTAATATCTTTATTGGCTATTTCTTTACGCACCCTCTTTTTTCTAAGATTATAGTATAAGAGACATGGACTTCTCCGTTGGTGAATTTATCAATCGTGCACTTAAGTATCTAATTGAGGGCCTTGCCATCGCTGTTGCGGCCATCTTTATCCCCCGGAAGCAGCTACAGCTTGACGAGATCGCTACACTCGCTGTAGTCGCGGCCTCGGTGTTCGCTCTCCTCGATGCCGTCGTTCCCTCGATTGGCGTGACTGCTCGCCAGGGCGCGGGCTTCGGTATTGGCGCGAACCTCGTCGGCTTCCCTCGCATGTAACGTCTAGTGCTTAAGTTAAGAACTCCCGATGTTTAAGGCCACGTAGTGGCCTATATCATTGGAGTATCATAACCTTATCGCTCTAGCATTAGAGCCACGTTCCTAAATTAGGAACTTGGCGGTAAGCGGAGGGCGGATTAAGATGTTAATTAAAGATAATAAATTTAATATAGAAGTTAAGAACTTTTATATTAAACTTTATAATATAGTTATTATAAAAACTAAAAGTAGATGGTCCTTGAAGGATTTGAAGTTATATCTGGCCAAGTAAATAATACTTATTCAGCAGATCTAGAAAAAATTTCTAGATCTGCAAAAGATAGATATTACAAATATACAACAGCTCATCATGAATGGATAAACTCAGTAGAAGAATCTGATTATCGATCTAGTCTTGATAAGATTAGAACTTCTCCAGACATTATAAATAAGATTAAAGAACGATTTCCAGATTGTAAAGTAAAAAATGTGACAGAGGCCGATGAAATATATTGGGCAATTTCTCCCAAAAATGCAGGAGGTTCTGATAGAGCTCTTGTTGACTGTCACTACGATTCTCCCTTTGCATGGTTTCCAACAGGCGGCGTTGTTTACTATAGGGTTATAATTGCATGTAATGAAAATAATACAGTAACAACAGTTTTTCCGAATGAAAATGTTAGTGTAAAGATGACAACTCGTGATTTTCATGGTCTTGATTATAATCAAGACTGGCATTGTGTCGAGGGCGCAATTTCTGAGGGTAAATATCGCGTTCTTTTGAAAATGCACTATATTATTACACCAAAAGGAAGTGAAGTATGGGAATCTTGGGTCAGATGGATAAATGTTACATGGACAGTTCTATCACGAGAAACTATGAGAATGTCTGCAAATCCGCAAAATATATGGGAGAGATTTGTCGCTACACTTGTTATTATATCACGTGTTCTATTTAATCATATTTATATATTTACACTTATAATTATATTAATTATTATAGGATTATATAACAAAACACTATATCAACGTATTTATAAGTTATTTTTTCGAAAAAGATAATTTTAACAATATTCAGCTCATAATATTAGAATGCTATGTGCCGTATATTAATATTAATAAGTTTAGGATTTATTTCTACAGAATCCTTCAAAATTTATCAAAATAACAGCTTTCAAAGGGAGTTACTTGGCGTGATAGCTATGCCGACTCTTTCTTCGACATCCACAAAAACATCTACACGGTCATCTCTGAGATCATTTACAGCGAGGCCAAGTAATCGTGCTACTTCTTCTGTATATCCTACTATAAGTGCATATTACAGTAATAATCCAACGAATACTGAACATCCTTCAAAAACAAGCACTAGTTCACCCCTATTAACGGCATCAACTACTTCCAGCAGAACTATAACATCTTCTGCTGCACATACGAGGACAGTTGTTGCATCCCGCACTTCCACACTTTCTTTTAAGTCATCGAAAACATCTACTTCTTCTACAACTATTACTTCTTCTGCAAGTCGGTCAAAAACTACGACGGCATCAACTACAATGTCTGCTTCTGTAAGGGAGAGTAAGACTGGAACTTTATCTAGTAAGTTATCTAATACTATGGCTAGAACAAAATCACCTCTAGGTTCGAAAATAGTAACACAAACAAGTATAATTACACGATCTCAGACAGCTTCTACAACAAGTAGCAAGAGCGGACCTACAAGTAAGACTAGAACATCTTCACCAAGTAATACTCCATCGAGCACAAATTCTAAAACAGGCACCTTGACATCGAGAAGAAGTAGTTCTTCAATTATATCTATGACTGGCACAAAATCTGTATTTGTGACGAAAACTGGAATTATAAGTCGATCGTCGACTCGCTCACCGCCAAGAACAGTCACAAGAAGAAATACTAATACTGTATCTCCAACTTCAGTAATATCTAAAACGTCGACTGGAACTCCTCGATTATCACGGACCGCATATATTACGATATCACCAACAGTTTCACCTTCCAGATCTGTTTCGACAAAATATTCTGAGTCAGGAAGCACAAGTTTGTCTTTGTTTTCTAGTAGAAGTTCTACTTCAACAGAATGTCCTATTAAAAGCAGCACAGCCACCATAAGTTTAAGTTCTTCTTATACAAAAAGTAGTCCAATATCAAAAACTTCTACTGCTTCTAATACGGCAAGTTCTAGTGGTCGCAGATCTGGAACTTCTAAGATATCTTTGACAGCAAGTCGATCAAGTTTATTTAGTAGATCTCCTGTAAATACTCCTACAAATTCTAAAACTGGGGTTTTATCTCATACTGGTGGACAAACAAAGACTGTAACGTCGACTTCTTCTTTATCTAAAACCATGAGCTCATCAACATCTTATAGTAGATCTTCAATTGTTAGCAGAAGTGGCAGCCAGTCGCCGACAAATACGGCAAATTATTCATATAGTCCAAGTGGAACATTCGTTTTTAGAAAAATTCCAACTAGTTCGGCAACATCTTGTTTATCAGGAACGGCATCTCTTAGTGAAACAAATAGTGGATCGCCAAGTTCTTCTGGAAGCGCGTCTCTTAGTGAAACAAATAGTGAATCGCCAAGTTCTTCTGTGTCAGTATCTATTAGTTTGACTGGTCTTTTTACAGAAAGTCCTTTTATAACTAATAGCGCAATTGTTACAGAAACATTTAGTGGATTATTCACAAGAACTCCTTCCATAATATCTTCTATATCTTCTAGTGGATCATTTGCCAGTTCTAAAAGTTCTTTGCCTTCTATCACAACTAACCCATCTGTAAGTCCATTATCTACAAAATCATTAACTGCTATTAATTCTGGAAGTTCATTCTATAGCCAATCATCAACTTCTGAAGTATCTTTGAGTATTTCTAATTCTTGGAGCTCTCAAGCATCTTCAAGTCCTGATAGTTCTTGGACTCCTCATGCATCTGCAAGTCCTGATAGTTCTTGGACTCCTCATGCATCTGCAAGTCCTGATAGTTCTTGGACTCCTCAAGCATCTTCAAGTCCTGATAGTTCTTGGACTCCTCAATCATCTTGGAGCCCTCAAGCATCTGCAAGTCCTGATAGTTCTTGGACT